TATAACCCAGTGGAAATCAAATTATGATGGGTATGAAAACCCGACTGATGATCCAGATAAATTACAGTATTTCGAGCTTACTGATAGCGCAGGATTAACGACTAGGTTTTATACTGGATTCTCTAAAGGTACTTCAACTGGTTCGATTGGATGGGAACCGGGCACCGCATACAGAAGAAGTGGCAATGCTGCCGTAACGGAAGCTTATATTAGGGAACAAGTGGGTTACGGTGGTAGGCTGGTTGATATATGGAGTTCAGATAGCCCAGCAAAAAGCTTTGCTGGTGCTATTAACGACTCTGATTTAGCCATAACCGCTACATATAGCGGCCACCGTACTGTCTACCTTACTCAAGATGCGGGTGGTGATGCGGGGAATACTGAAATAAATCTTATGTCTTACGATTTAGTAAATAATAATTATTATAAAATAGCAGTTAACGATCTATATGAACCGCCCGAAGACGGCTTTAGGTTTACTGGTGGTATAGGGACTAGCTACGATGATGGCTATACAGCAGAAGAATTAGGTAGCGGCTTTGCAGATGCGGCAGAATTAGCTAAAGTAATTAATCTCAAACAATCCGAAACTCTTATTGCTTACAGTAATCAGTTTTCAGTTACCGATGATACTACTTATCCGGGAAGACTTATAGTTTTGCAGAAAGACTCAGGAAGGCATACAAATACAAGTATATGGTATAATTCCTTCACCGAGAACGATGATGATGCGGGCTCAGAAGGAGATATCATATATGACTTATCTACACACGTTGCCCAAGACACTATACCTCTAGCATTCTCTGGAGGAACAGACGGTGATACAATAAATAATATCATCAATCCAACATGGGATGGCGGTGAAGGTTCTACAGACTACTGGGAAGCTGCCGACGAGTGGACACAACAGCAGCAGTTCCTAACAAACGATGGTGATCCTCTTAGGTTTGGAATTTGGAAGGTTCGTAGTTATTTAGAGGCTGACGAGCTTCCGGGTCCAACCAATGTTTTATTGTCAGCCGATGAAAACCCCAAGGGATCTAAATTACCTCCTCATCAGGATACTGCTAGGTGGGAAAGGGTATTAGACGAAGCCTCGTCTTTAGAAACTCCAGAAGGAAACAAACTAAATGTTGCTACTTCTGCATTTATGCCTGTAGAAGACTATGTATATCCAGACGGAGACGCACCAGAATTAGGACAATCTATTACCAAACTTTCGGACCTAAAATTCCCTCCAGATATAACCGATTTAGAGGCGTTTAACGGTGACAACTCAACCGTAGTAACTCTTAGGTGGTTATATGATGAGGATCAAGATACTTTAGATCCGTTTATCCAAGGAGACTTAACACATTACCAAGCACAGCAAGAGATAAATAAGAAGGGGAAGGGTAAAATTATCCATCTTTCTGAAGCGTATCTTGAAAATACACCGGGGTGGTATCGTTATATAAATATGGAAACTGCTCCATACTTACAAAAGATCCGAACGCCGGGTAAAAGAGCTGTTATTGATAAACGAAGAATGCCGCAAATGTTATATCCCTCCTTTAAGGAAGATCAGGATACAGGAACATTGGAGACCGTGTTCGGGATTCGTCCTGTTGAATGGGATCCTAGAACTAGCGGTAATGATGAAACAAATAGAGGACCGGGGATATTCTTTAACCCGTCAACAGGCGAACCGCAAGAAACTAATATTAAAACGCTGGCTTTTTATAGAGATAGGTTATTTCTTGCTAATGATGATACAATCATAGCTTCCGCTTCGGGTGATTGGGATAACTTTTTCTTAGCAGATCCTGATAACATCTCAGATACAGATCCTCTGGATCTTATGGTATCCTCTAATAATTATACTCCAATTACTAGCCTGATTCCCTTTAGGGATTTCTTGTTTGTAGGAACCAGTGGAAACACGCAGTATGAATTAGTTGGATCGAATAATATTATCTCTCCCAAGACAGCAGAGTTTGCACCTACAGCATTCTACCCAATGCTTCCAGACGTTAGGCCTATCTCTATGAATAATAATTTATTTTTCTTCTCAGATAGGAAGCTGTACATCTATTTCGGACAAAGAGATCTGGCTACAGAGCAAGCGTTTGAGGTGTCTAAACATGTTGAAGGATACCTTCCAAATGACCTAACAATGGCAACCTCGTCTAGCCACGGCTCTATGATATTTGGTCTAGACACTGGATCTGAAATCAACGGAGTTAGAACATCAACTATCTTTTGTTATAGGAACCAAGTTGCAGGAGAAAAGGTAGTTCAGAATGCTTTCTTTGATTGGAAAATAAAACTTTCTAAAGACCCCCAGTTTGGTGGTTCCGCTACCGCTGAAGCTCCTTTTGTTCAGTTTATTCAAGGCTCGGGATCTAGTTTGTTTGCGGTTGTGGGAGCCGTAACTGAAAGGCAGGCGAACAGTAGTAATATGCATTTAGAGCTATGGTATATGCCTTTAAAAAAGGACCACTTAAATATCCCCCGACTAGATAAATTAGTATATCTTCAGTCCGGCGATGTCGAGATTGGTTCGGGAGGCAATGCTGGTTATGATCCTGTAACCAATAGAACTAATATCGGTATTAGCTTATCTTTCGACCCAAACTTTGCTCCAGTATTCGACACAATAGTAACTAGGAATGGAGAAGTAGTACCTTTGACGTATGACAACTCAAGCGCTGGGTATCGTTACTGGGTTGACGGGGACAGGACCGGGGTGACGGACGGTGCAACGCGATGGATAGATACAGTTAATTTTGCTGGTATAAAATACAAGAGTCTAGTTACTTTGTCGGAAACCTTTGTGAGAGACGAAGGTAATAATATTGTGCCCGGAACTCTCAACTTGCGATACGGTCTTATTCAAACTTTCAATTCCCCTCACTTTGATATCAAAGTTAGCTCTCCAACGAGAGATAGTAAAACAACAACTTTCAACAAAACCGACGCTACTGCTAACTATAGTAGTTTTGGTGTAGAGGTTGACGTGGCTAGGCCAGATTTTATCGGCAATCCTTATGGAGGAGCTGCAATCGGCACAGTACAAGAGGGTTCGCTGGGGGATATAACTATAGAAAAAGATATTGCGTCACAGGTAAGATTCCCAATCTTAGGATTTTCTCAAGACATTGAAATTACAATTTCATCTGATAATCCTCATCCTTTAAACATTGCTAGCTTACAGTTTAACGGTAAGTTTAAACCAATTACAAAATTTCATAGTTCATAGGAGGCAGATATGGATATTGATAATTACAAACAGGCAGAACTAGTAAAGTCTATTACGGTAGATGCGATTGCTAGCGATGGTACTTATACAACTTCAGCTATAGTTTTAACAGATGCTTTTGGAGAAGATAACCTTAGTGGTGGTGGTTATGTAAACACTACTACTAATGAGGAAGATATTCTTGTAGTAAGACAATTCCCTATTAATACAATAGACGATTCAAATTATAACCACTCCACAGCACCTATTACTGCCTCAGAGGCTTGGAGTGTCTGGACATTGCCGAAAACTAATGCTAGCGGTAGTGAGATGTATACCCTGAACTCTGATAATACAATTACCTTTAAGAATTCTGCCGCAGTCGTAGGCACCACAACTACATCTGTGTGGGAGTGGACACTAGATATGATTTCAGACGCGGGCTCCAGTAGATCGGGAGCTATTGTACTGCCATCGATTCAGGTTGGGGATGTTATTCATGTCTTTAGAAAAACTCAAACTCTAAACAAGTCCATCCATTTCCAACCACAGTCTAAGCTTACAGCTGCATCCTTAAATACTGCTATTGATCAAGCCTATAGACTTGGACAGGAAAACTATGCTCTTTGGCATAACTTCTGCAAGCTTAATCCTGCCGTTGGTAATCCTCATGGTGTCTGCCCTCTTAACGCCAAGGGTCTTATTGATAATAAGTACGTAGATGGCACCCTGTTCTTGACAGCTGATAGCGACGGTAATTGGGATGCTAAAGATATGTATATTACGAGTGTAAAGGATCCATCTTATCCTCAGAATGCCGTAAATAAAAGATACCTTGAGGCTGTAAACAACCTTACTAACTATTATAATAAAACTACCAGTGATGGTCGATACCCTGTTTTAAATTCTGATAATAAGATACCTAGTAGTCACATCCCTGATTTAGCTTTTTCTAATTACTTAGGAAATGCAGCAAATGCCGCAGCTCTTCCTACCTTAAAAACTGACACATCTAACATAGGTGATTGGGCTACTACTGAAGCAGGACCAGCTACGTATGTTATAGCCTATAACGACGGTTCGTCGGCAAGTGACTGGGTTTTGGTACAAACCCCGACCGATAAGGTTATCACCGTTAACGGAGAATCAGGAGCTGTTGAGTTAAATGCCGCAGATGTAGGTGCATTGGCTGGTTCGGGAAACGGATATACGCAGGATCAAGTCAGAGATATCGCCACTCTTACTAATTTCTATAATAAAACAGACAGTGATGCTAGGTACATACAGACCGGAGCCGCCTTTGATGATATGGAAATTACCGCTACTGATGGCACAACCGCTAGAGACTTAGATGACCACTTCGCAGACTGGATTAATGTCAAGGACTTTGGTGCTGTAGGTGACGGAAGTACTGATGATACTGTGGCTATCCAAGCCGCTTTAGATCACCTTACCAATAGTACAAGGGGAACCGTATTCTTTCCTTATGGAACATATAAAGTTACCTCAACTATCCACCTTAGGGAAAACAACCACCTAGATTTAAACGGATCAACTATTCTGTTTTCTAAAGCATCAACGGCGGCGGGTGACGCTCTTTTCCAGACAGCTAGTGGTTCAATAGCCGCAACTCAGACACACACTGCAACCACAGGTTTTAATAAGGGAGATCTATCTTTTGAGGATGCGGCAATAGTTACCGCGCTCGGTGGCGATGCTTCTTATGCGTATGATCACTCACTTAGAATTAGATCTGATGCTAACCCGTGGTACTTCGATGATGATGGTGATACAACTCGATACATCGGTGAGTTTAATCGATTGATAGATGATGGTTACGGAAGTACTGATAATAAGTTAGAATTAGCAAACCCATTAAGATACACATATAGAGACACGAGTGCGGGATCAACAACTATTACACTAGAGTGGATTAAGACAACTAAGAATATACAGATTAGAAACGGCATACTTAAGGATGAGTCACTCACCACAACTACCGAGCCCGGTGGTGGTCCTAATAATACGGCAATTTGGGTAACAAGTTATGCTGAGGATGTTGTAATCGACAACGTAACCATCGAAGGCTTTGGTGCTTATTATATTAGATGCGAGTATAGTCAAAACGTAAAGGTTACAAACTGTACTTTCAAAAGTCCCCGAAATCTCGAAAATATAGTTGGGGCTACTTATGGGGTTGCGCTTCGAAATGGGTGTGAAAATACTATCGTTGATAATTGTTCCTTTAGCGGTATAAGCCGGGTCTTTACTGGTAGTGCGGATGCTCTATCCTACGGACCAAGTAAAGATATCCGGTTTACAAACAATAAATGCGAATATCTGAAGGAAAGATGGCAGTTTGATGAGGACTCCGGACATAGTTCCGCTGGTGGAACGGATTATATAGGATGTAACTTCTGGTACTCTGATTACTATATTGCCCAAGGAAACATAATGCATGGTAGTGAAAGCTTTGGTATCTACGGTCTGGGTGGCAATGCTATAATAAATGATAATCACCTTCTTGGGGTTGGTATAGAATATCCGGGCGGTTCGGCCGCTGCTGCAAATTCAGCTATTCAGTACCGAAATATGACTAAGTATGCGGATGTTGCGGTTAAGATTTGTGGAAACACCATTGATACGACCAAGACTCCTTGGGGAATTAACGTATTCGCGGGAGAAGCTAGTGGGAGTAGTCTGGGTAGTGGTATGAATCAAGGTGTTATTATTTCGAATAATACTATTAGAAATCTTCTCCGGACCAACAGTATGGGTATTGAAGTCAGGGGACTGAGCGACAGTAATAAAATAAATGGTGTGATTGTTGAGGGTAATAGTATACACAAAACTCATAACGGAATCATCTTAACTTATTGCACTGAAGGACTTGTTGCGAATAATAAAATTGTAACTAATTTAGATTATTCGAATGATGGCATAGCGTATCCTAACTCTTCTCGTGAGGGTATTCTGATGAATGGGGTAGAGAACGGAAATGTCACCGGTAATATAATAGTCATGAATAGAGCGGATGTTGATGATGGGGGATCCAAAAACTATGGAATATCCCTTCTGGATAACACTAGAACGCAGAGTGTATTGGTCTCTGGTAATACATTTAAGGGCTATCGTAATGACTCAGGAGCGACTACAGGAGCAAACGATGCCTTTATGTATATAGGAGCTGATGATGGTGTTGGGATCATGAATAACATGATTAGAACAGTTGCTAATGATTTTGTTTATGCTGGAGGTACTTTCGATAAGAAGAAGATCCGAACCCATGGAAACTTCTATTACCCCACAGGCGACCCGAACAACAGTGTTGGAGGCCATCCTTGGGGCAAGGAGATGGATACCGGGTTTACTCCTCAGATTGAGGTTTATACCGAAGGTGCTGAGACTGATCCTTCGGCGTTAAGACACAGGCCAACCCAAGCCAGATTTGTAACCTCCACAAGAGATTATGAAATAATTGCTGGTGGATCTTTTGGGACTAGTAGTATTCAATTATCAAACATCGGAATTAGTACGTCAGACAAGATACTGTGGGCACAAGCTACAGTTCACCAACCTCCGGGCGGAACAGACGATGTTTCTAAGGTTATATGTACTATTGATAACTATACCGTTGGAGCTAATGCTCCAACATTTGCAAACCTTCGATTCAGTACCACAGATGGTACCTCCATAAATACTTTCAACGACGGAACTCTAACTATAACTACACTATTTTTAGTTGCTGATTCTATTGATACTGATGGAGGATCATGATGATGACTGATAAAATTAACATACTTAATGACCGGCTGGCTGACAGCCTATTAGCTGATTTGGATGACGAGAGTAAATGCACTCCGGGTCTTTATCAGATTATTCGTGGTTATATTAATGATAACCGTGCGGCACTAGATGATATCCCATCTGATTCTCTTGACTTCCTTGAGCAGAAGATGACAGATGCTATCCCATTTAAAAAGGAGGCTTCATAATGAGCAACCCAAGACGTAGATACAAAGAACAACAGAAAACCAGAGCTACTGAGTCTAAAATTAAAGCTAGAGCTAAGAAAGGTACGCAGCAAGGAAAGGCTTTGGCAAAACAGCAAGCGGCAAAGAGATCGTCTAGTGCTAAACGTAGCGCTATAAGAAACGCTAGTCAGTTATATATGGGTGCGATACCGCAGGCAATAACACGCGCAGCGAAGTTCGTTGGGGGAACCGGAAAGGGATACCAACCAAACATACCCACACCCCCAAAGACGAAACACCACTCATCAAATCCGGTAAACAGACCTAGACATTGACTATAAAGGGAGAATCGTAATGCCAAGAGTAAATGGAAAAAAGTTCCCCTATACAGCCAAAGGAAAAGCCGCTGCTAAGAAAGAGAAAGCTAAGAGAGCCGCTCAGAAGGCCAAGCGCAGCAAGCCACTGCGGACCCCAGAGTCAGAGAGGAAGGCCAAGGGCAGCAAGCCACTGCGGACCCCAGAGTCAGAGAGGAAGGTCAAACGGACCCCAGCGTCAGGGAAGATCCGGTTCCGGGATCAGTTTCGGAAGTACTGATGGCTAGAGCAAGGATGAAGAAGGTAAAGAAGTCTCAGACTAATTACCGAAAGAACCCTGAATCAGCAGCAAAGAAAGCAGCTTACGATAAGAAGTATAACTCTTCTCCAGAAAGAAAGAAGTATAGACGTGAGCTGGCGGCTGAAAGACGTAAGAGGGGTATTATGGGTAAGGGCGGTAAAGATGTCTCCCACACCACAAATGGGACCACTCTGGAATCCGCCTCAAAGAATAGAGCAAGGCATAAGAAAAAGAAATAGGAGAATAGATATGGCTAAGAGAAGAATCACACCTAAAAAAGCTAAACCACATACAAAACAGGCAGTAAATAGTATGGATTTTTTTAGATCCCATGGCTACGATTTCAAGAAGGCAAAGAAAGCTAAGCAAAAGATAGCAGATAAGATAGCAATGGAGAAAGCTTACAAGAAGCACGGTGGGCACTCCCGATTCAATCCTAACACAAGAAATACACCTACAAATAAACCCCGGTCGTGAAGATACCTCAAGAAATGCTGGATGACTTCCGGAATCACCTATGGGCTTGCTTTAAGCACCTAGGTCTGGGAGAACCCACACCGGCTCAGTATGCTATGGCTGAGAGGCTCCAGAACTATGCTACAGACATGCAGCTCCAAGCCGGTCGCGGGTTCGGAAAGTCTGTTATCACGGCTTGTCTGGCCTCGTGGTTCCTCCTACGGGATCCTAATGCAACTATCATGGTTGTATCTGCAACTGGTAATAAAGCGGCTGAGTTTATCAGCATGACTCGGAAGATTCTGGACCTTGTTCCCTACTGTGAACACCTGCGTCCGGGTGACAATACTACAGACAACGCCTTTGCATTCAACGTAGAAGCAAGGACTAAGGTTGGGCAGGACAAGTCTTGCTTTGCCCGTGGTATTTCTTCTCAGATCACGGGTTCTCACGCTGACTACGTTATTGCTGACGATGTAGAGATCGAGGGTAACTGTGAGACAGCTAATGCTAGAGAGAAGCTGCTTAATAAAGTAGCCGAGTTTGAGCAGATCCGTAACGTAGGTGGTAGGGTTATTTTCTTAGGTACTCCTCAGATTAAAGATTCTATTTATAATCACCTAAAGTCGGGGTATAAGGTAACAAAGTTCCCAGCGGTAATGCCTGATAAAACAGATATTGCCGAGACGGAAGATGTGGATGAGTGGATTATGGGCTTAAGTCTTGAGCCTAATAAACCAACACAACCAGAAAGATTTCCTGAAGAAGTTCTTCTTGAAAGGATGGCAAAAATTGGACCGAAGCTTTTCGCTCTACACTACAAATTGGACACCTCGCTTGCTGACTTTGAGAAGTATCCTCTTCGCTTATCTGATCTTATTGTAATTGATGTAAACCCAGATGTATGTCCCGAAAAGATCGTGTGGGCTAAGAGCAAACCACAGAAGGGTGTGCCGACATTCGGCCTTTCGGGAGATTTAGTTTATGAGCCTATGTGGGTTTCTGATACTTATGTCCCTTATTCCCAAAGAGTTATGTATGTGGATCCTAGCGGAAGAGGTGAGGATGAGACGGCAGTCTGTATAGCCTCGTTTTCCAATGGTTATATATTTATTCATGAATTAATCGGATATCCCGGCGGCTATGAAAAGGGTGTATTAAAGAAAATTGCAAGACTAGCATATGAATATAATGTAAATCAGATTAGGGTAGAAAGTAACTTCGGTGATGCTATGTATTGTCAACTGCTAATACCAGTTGTAATAGATATATGTGGACGAGCGGCTGTTGAAGAATACCGGGTCACGGGACGCAAGGAAGCTAGGATTATAGAAGCTTTAGAACCCGTGATGTCCTCCCACAGATTAGTTTTTGATCGCCGTGCAATTTGTCAAGAAGAAACGCAGAAGCAGATTACTAGAATCTTTGACAAGAAGGGCGCACTTCCTAGAGATGATAGAGTAGATGTTCTAGCTGCCGCTGTATCCCACTGGGAGGATTTGCTTTCTACGGATGTGGATGCTATAATACATAGAAACCATCAGGCTGAAAGAAATAATATTGTAAAAAGCTGGTTAAACGATAAGCGAAGAATGGGTCTCTGGAAGAATCAAGTTTCTGGTGCTACTCTAAACCGTCCAATTAACCACCAAAGTAATAATTCTAGACTCTGGTCTAATAACAAGAGAACTTGGTAAGGAGGTAAACTGTGGCAGATACAGATAAAGGTTGGAGCGGGGGGCAGAAAGCTGCGTTCGGAACATCCATGGGATTTAGTATCTTCTCTGCTCTGATGAATGCTAGAGCAGCTAGTGCGAAGGCAGCTGCTGATAGAATAAAGTTTGAGGAAGCTGAGCTTAATAGGCAAATGCAGAATCAAATTGAAAATCGCAATATTGCTATGGACAATGCTGCTAAGTGGATGAATAATCAGAGGATTGCTGAGTCTGCTAACCTTACAAGAGCTGAAAATGAATTTTGGATTAAGTATAACTTCGATAACGCTGCGGCTGCTCACGGACAACAAACGAATCAGGCTGCGGATATGTTATTAGGTACACTTCATAGTCGGAATATTAACCCTAATTCCGGAACCGCTCAAGCCTTGCACAGATCTATGGCTAAGAGAGCTCAAGAAGGAATGATGGATATCAGAATCTCTGCTAGTAATCAGTTGTTAGCAGAAGAAAGAAAACAAGACCAAGCATTAGCAAGTAGAGACTTTGGATTTAATGATCAGATTGCTTTTACCCCAGCCAAGTATGGCGGACCTTCTCCCCAAGCTGCGTTTAATATGACTTTAATGCAAGGACTGGCTTCAACTGCTGCTTCTGGAGCAACAATGGCCTTTGGTGCTTAATTAGAAAGGAGACTAGATGTCTAACGGAATGCAACCACACGGGTTTGTAACAGGATCATACTTTGAACCTAACGATATGGATATACTAAACAGTATAGCAGGTAAGCCTCGGGATACTGGTCCTTCTCCTACCCAACGTCGTATAAAAGCACAAAACGAACTAGCTGATAAAAACATAAAGAAGCTAGAAAATCTAACACCAGAGAGCAGATACCGAGCTATTGTAGAGGACATTGCTCCTTCTTTAGATGATATGGAATACCGGTGGAAGATTTTAGAAGATAACTATCCTAACGGATCATTAGAAGAAGATACAATAAAAGAGATTGATCAAGAAATGTTAGCTAGGGGAACCAAGCAAGAGCAATACTTCTACTTACAAGATAATTTTAGTAAGTGGCCGAAGAAGATTCAGGATAAATATCGAGAAAAGGGGCGTGCTATTCTTGAGTTTAATCCTCAGCAAGACTTTCAAGATAGTACAATCCTTAATATAGCAAATTCCAGAGCTATTGTGCAGAACTCCCTACAAAGGATGACACTGCAAGGAACCCAAAGTCTAGATACTGTAGTGAATGGTCTGGGTGAGGCAATACTGAGAGGGTATAATCAAGGGATAGGAACAAATGAATTCGGACAAGTAACGGTAATTAAAGATGGGGAGGCTGTCCCAATCGATTCTCTTCCAAAGGAAACAAACCCTGCTTCCCAGCTTGAGAAAGATGTTATGAGGGGTTATATAACAGAAGCGATTAAAGAAGAGGTAAAGCCCTACTGGGAAAAAGCTAGAAGAGAGACAAGAGATAACCTCCGATTAAAGGATCGTAAATTATTCAACCTACTTGGCACAGAAGAAGGAAAAGATCTAAAGAAGTTTGCTATGCCTATTATTGCCACTGCCGCAGAACATGAGAGAGATAAGATGGGTATGGCGAGAGAAGGTATAGACAAATTAATGAAAAATGAAATAGACCGATATAGTAATCCCTTTCAATATATCGTAGGGTATGTACAGAAAATAGATGAGTTTCAGGCTCTATTAGAAAAGAGGTATCCAAATGGCTGAGCAATACGGAAGAATGGTACAACAAGGTATTGGCGTAAGCCCAATGGTAGATATTCCAGTTTACCGATCCCGAGATCAGATGCCCTCTTTTGGGGAATGGGTTAATCCCCTTGGTGATGTTATTTTCAAATCAGAGATGTGGGCAAGCATAGCTGACTCCGGAGCAAGTACTTCTGAAGCATGGTTTGAACACGAAACAAAGAAAAAGAAAGCTAAGGATACAGATGAGAACTTGGCTGCACTTAAGAGCATGGAGGCAGATGCGGCGAAGAGGGAGAATGAAAACGCAAGACTACGGCGTATAAATGATAGACTTACGATGTCAGCGAAAGTCCTAGCGGCGCTTGAGCAGGATAGAATCAGTGGTGCGACGGGTGTGACAGAATTAGCGCTTGTATCGGAGATGGATGCTAGGCTGGTAGAACTTTTCGGGTCAGAAGATAAATCAGCCGATGAACTAAAGAAGCAGCTAGAATTGTATCTGAGCGGTTACCAAGGAGATACAAGATGGTTTGATGAACCAATTGCAGGAGGTGGAGTATGAGTTTGGTTGATCCTATGAACCCATCCCCAGAATATCCGGGAACTAGTCCTTTTGCAGGTATACCGGGAACTACCGGAGGTAGTGAAATCTTAGCCACTGCTGATGAAACAGCTCTCCCCAACCCCGTACCCCCACTGTCATCTAATGGTGGAATGGTTGATATCGCAGCAGGTTTATGGGGTAGTATGAGGGAGATGGCTAATGATAGTTTTGATTATATAAAGAGAAACGCAATTAGTGTAATGGGACAAGATGTTGAACCTCTGCCTTCAACATACGAAAGCCAAGAAGAGTATGATCAATGGGCTACCAAGGTTGAGGCTGAGCGAGAACGAATGGCTGCTCTACAAAACAGTACTAATACAACTGAGCTTGGTACTGCTATGTTCGATATGACTTATAACAATATAAGTGATACTATCTCTAGTTGGACTAAATCTGGTGCAGATGCTGTAACCCAGTTAATAGATCAAACTAGACAGAGATGGGTTGAGCATGAAACTCAAAAATTCTATGAAGGTGTACAAGAGTTAAGCGAGAATACACAGAGATGGCTACAAACAGTAAAGGACTACACAGCCCCTGTGAGATTTAATAGGGCATTTGAGGACTTTTTTACTGAGTATTCGAAAGAAGAAGCTAATCGAATGGCAGAACAAATTACTGCTGAAACTGGGGTTGAGGCTCCAATCTACGATCCCAGATTACACGACCATTTTTTTACTGTGACAGAACAAATGACGGAAGCTGGCTTCTCTGCTCAAGATTATGAGGATCTGGATAGGCATATGTCTATTATTTGGGAAGAGTGGGGATTAGAAAAGTCAGGACATATAGAAGGGGAAGGTTTCTCTTATTGGTATAGTATTCTTGGCGGGACACATGAAACCGCAAACCAAAGAAGGGCAAGAAGCGGAGCATCGCAACGGCACCCATGGATACCAGAAAAAACCGCAGATGATTATCCCTTCTCTCTTCCACCAAGAAACGAAGAAGGACAGTACTATTACCCCGAAGGATATTTCCAAGAAGACCAGACTTATCCTTGGACAATAGAAGAGCAGGTAAGTAGAGAGAGACTTGAGTCAGAAGGAAAGCGTGTACCTCACTTACTAAAGGAAGCTTTGCATCGATTAGGGATTGAGAGACAACAGGGTTACACTAGAATGGGTGCGGATAAAAGAAACACGGCATTAAACAAAATTATTGGGTGGCTGGATTACCAAAAACCACAGCCCAGTCCTCTCGATCTTCAGACTGAAACAAATATTCCGGGATCCCTTATGCTAAGGGATACTCCAGATATGACAGATAAACGAACCCTTCTTACGGCGATGGAGGATATTATAAGCGGGGATGCCCACCGGGCTTCATTAAGAGCTGCTAATGTTTTTGACACAGAAGCTTATAACTTTAGAAATGTCGGAGATCATGTTATAGGCCTCGCATTAGGGAAAGTGATAACAGGTTACTCGGGCGGTGATCCCGAAGAATATGTAAGTAGCAAAGTCAAGAAGGCTGGTGAAGAATTAAAAGAATATATGTATAGGATTCTTCCTGCGGTTGAGGTTGAAGATATAATTGAAGGATTGTCTTATGCTTCCTTACCGGGAATAATGAGATGGCTTTCGGAACAGATTCCAAAGGAGAGTGACTATATTATAAGTCGAGAATTTATGGAAGCAAAGCTGGGAAATATTGAGGCTCTTATACACGCTGAAACTAAACAACTACAGCTACACAGAGCAGCCCTACAGCATCAGCAGGCAAGAATAGATAACTTGGATAGAGCAATGGCAAATCCTGAGTACCAACGATTACAGTTTTTAGCTCGTCGGTTTAAAGAGGAAGGTTATGAAGATCCTACGGGCAATAACTGGGAATCAACTATTGACGAGAATGGTAACATAGTCCACACATGGGAAGAAGCTACGTACCAACTAGTCGAGCAGGTCTATAATGGAGAGCATATCTTTAGTGCTAATAATATTCTCAGACTATACAATACGTCTTTCAAAGTAGGCGAGAATTGGGCAAAGAAACACGGCACTACAGATGATGGAAAATGGAGTTCTTCTGAAAAGACAATACAAAATATGCTAAGTGTTGGAGGACAAGGAGGACGAGCTTCTGCTTCGGATCAATTTAGATGGGCTGTGTTAAGTAGACATAAAGGGTTCATAGGACTAGATCCAATGAATCCAGCAAGAGAAGAACTAACTCCTGAGCTTCAGAATCGAATGCTTCAAGAATACAGAGCGATGGTTGAGATGTGGGATGCTCTCTGGCAACAGGAAGGAATGCATGCTGAAACTATAGAAGGCATGGCAGAAAAGGGAATGACCTCTAGAATTCCTTTCCCCATCTCTGAAGCACAAATGATGGCAGGCCAGTGGGGCGTAGATGTTAGCGAATTAGATACCTCACAGTTATTTACTTTTGCTCGATTCACACAGAATCTAAATAGAATGAGACCTACTGTAGAAACACCGTCCATTGTTAAGGAAATTGGCGTAGAACTACAAAGAAGAATGGGGGACTGGGCAACCGGAAGAGGAACTGGAAGCACAGCGGATAAGGGTCGAGCTATGGCTGCGGCTTCTACTTTAGCAAATCTTTACCTAGGATCAAGCCATGCTGGAAATATAAACCTTGCTGATTACCTATCCGATGTTCCAGATCATATCGCTAAACTTATGACCTCTTGGGCACAGGTGTCTTTGAGAAATCAGAATAGGTTTGATTTGTCTGGGCAGTCAATGGAAGAAATTATCTACCGATTTAATTCGGGAGATTTCTCAGAACCTATGCTAATCACAGACAATGGTACAGATCCTCCTAGCGTTATTGAAGTAGTGGATGAGCAAAGTGCTATGGAAGCTATTAATATGATGTACGAGCCGTGGAATAAGCAGCTCGATACTCTTGGGTTAGCAATGACTACGGCTATGAATCAGTCAGACCCCGCGTTTGAAAGAATGTTTACAGCTGATTTTACAACAGCAAACAACTTTGTAAACAACGTATTAAGAAATAATGAATTAAATTTAAATAGAGGGGAAAACGAAGCGAAAGCATTCGATCTTACGTTAAATGAGATGGGCGTTAGGAGAGCTACATATGAAGGTGGCAAGCAAGTAGATTTAACTCCTGTTGGTGTTGGTGAAAAGCCGGTAGAGGTTGAAGGAACCGATGCGTCAAGATTACAGCATTTAATAACAACATTCAAACCTCTCTATGACTCCTTAGAAGGAGAAGGGGAAACAATGGATGCAGCCGAAGCTGAAAGTAGAATATTCCAATTACTTGCATCTAATCCTCAGACTGCTATGTTAATGTCTTCAGTATTAGCGACTCATAACAGGATACGTCCTCACGGTGAAGTCGATACTATTTCCATCTTAGAGGATACGTTTACTCTTATGGGAACCAGTAATCTATACATGATCAAAACAGGTGAGGGAAAAGACGATATTGCTATGATGAATATGCCCAAGGGAACCAAGGGAACAGCGTTAAGTCATGTACCAAATGCTTGGGATCCTAATACTGATGAAGAGAGTAAAGATGACAGAACCAAGATGAGAACTCTTTATAATCAAACATACGCATTTACCCCAGCAAGAGGAAGAGACGAACATACATGGAACGTAGACGTAGTTCAAAACTGGATGCCACAAGTTACTACTATGGTTACGGATGTTGTTGGGCCTATGCTTGGAGTCGATGATGATGAAATTAAAGTGGTAATTGGTCAGATTATGGAGGAAGAAAGAAAACGATACCTAGGCACAAACCCGGTAAATATGGATATATTCTGGTATGAGCAGTCCTTTCCTTCGGGGAGGGGACTGCAACGGCTTGCGACAGGTAAGCTATATCAGGGTTGGGAAAATATGACCCGAGAAGAGCAAACAGCCATACTAGAAGGACAAAGCTTTAGGGGCATCGCATATCAAGATGTTCTCTTAGGTACTATACACAGACTCATGGATAAAAACCCCGCTCTTGCAAACCAGTATACTAACTTGTATGATACGTTAGAGGGATATGTAACACCTACCCAAACAGATGCACAAGGTAATGAGTATCCATTTAGATATAGTCACGTTATGTTTGATCTTGCTCCAGACGCTATGGCACAAGACATTGCCTCAGGAATTAGAGATCCTCATATTAGAGTAAGAATGGATACTAGAGATATAGGTGGAAGAGCTGGAACAGTAGGATCTCGTTTGGTTACCCATCAAACGGATCTCGCGGGATTGGTAAATCTACATGAAAGTACATATACTCGCCATCAAGCAACAGGAGAACATCTTGAGAAAGCGCGGAATAAGTTTATTCTAGCGTGGAATAGCCTATGGACTTGGAGCGACCCGGTTAAGGAAGATTGGCCGGAAGAGTTAAGAAAAAGATGGGAAGCAATAGAAGGACAAAAGAAAACGATTCAAGAAATGGAAGATAGCCCCGAGAGGGATGAATTATTAGCCGAAGCAAATGAGATATACGAAGCTGCTATGTCTTTCAGGATGGGTGCAGAATATGAGATGACCAGAAACGGTTCTACACTCTATCAAGAATATAGATTCTGGATGAATCAAGGGATTTCTCCTATGGCACATCGTGATGCAGCGGAGAGAGAAATAGAGGAAGCCACTCCAGATATGGATGAACTTCGCAGACGTGGAAAAGAAGGCGGGCATGGGCCTGCCGCATTGGGCCAACGGTAAATAAAACTATATGAAACCAAAGCAGGAGACTTATTGAATGCCTAGAGAAGACTATCTTATCTTAAACAACCGCCCCGCCGGATGGAGTGAGAACTTCATTATGCAGAATAGTCCTGAAGCTCTTGAACAAAGAAATCAGGCTTGGCAGTATGTTAGAGACCGTGCCGATGGAATCCAATACTTCGACACCGAAGGTATCTTTAATGCTGATATGGTACCAACTGAAGATGGTTTAGGTTGGCGATTTGGTCATATGAAAGCTTCAATGGCTACTAGCCGGATGATGGCTGATGATTATTGGCGTGGTATTATGTCGAGAAATGCTGCGGCAGATCAAATCAAAGCCCAAAGAATGTTGAGGGGTAGGGAGAGTCTAAAGACTGAACTAGGTGGCGCTCTTACTAGCGAAACTAGAGAACACTTAACTCCTTTTGCTAATACTTGGTCAAACTGGTCTAAGGGGTTTAACCAACAAGGATTCTGGTCAGGGGTAGGTAGTTATGTGGATCCCTTATCAGGAACTGGTTACGGATTTCTGGACACACCAGATCAACTCTGGGATATCAAGATGCCGGGGTATAGTAATAAGAAAATCTTAGAGGAAATGAAAGAAGAAGATCCTACCTACTATGCTTATTTAATGCAAAGATTTGGTGGGGAAGAGGCACTAACAGAGCAAATCGGAGAAGCTAATAACCCCGACCACTTCTTCTATCTCCTAAACTCTAATATCGAACAAGACGGTATTCAAGCCAGCCTTGCTCAAGCTACTAGAGAAATGGAAGGCTTAGAAGAGTTCTGGCACTTGACAGCTTGGCCTTTCTTAAGAGATGGTCTTCTTAATGATCCTGATATGCCAGCTTCTGTAGCTCTATCTCTTCTTACTATGGGAGCCGGTAGTGTAGTAGGTGCTGGTGCGGTGGCGTTAAAAACGATACAAGGTATTTCTAGGATACATAAATTTACCAAGACTGCTAAAGCTTTTAAAACTCTGTCTCGGGGATTAGCTCATACTTCGTCGGCTGCTTTTAAAGTCACGGATTTCTTACCGGAAAACATTGCAACTACATTAGGTAAAAAGTATCTTTGGAAAAACATGCCGACGCAAGGTTTTATTCAAGGAGGAATAAAGCAAGGGTTTAAGAAGCTAGGAGCAGACGCAGTATTCAATGCTCCGGAAGGTATGATTGAAGGTGGTCTTGCAGAGTTCTTCAACCAGTCTTTAAAGATTAAAGAAGGTATGATGGACGCATATAGCGGAGATGCTATCTGGCGTGAAGCGTGGATTGAGGGTGCCTTTAATGTTATAGCCAACCCTTTGTTGGGTGGTATGATGAAGTATACTGTAGGTTTAGCTGCGGCAGGAACCGCAAGAGCTACCATAGGTCAGGACGGCACAAGACTTGCAGGCTTCCTTGGATTCGGAGATCGAATGAAGGGAGTCATTAGAGCAGGCGTTAGAGCGATGGGACAAGAGGGTAAGAACCCCCTTATTGCAGCCTTCGATGCTTTTGATAAAGCAGTCGACGTAGAAGACTCCCTGAACAGTATGTTAGGAACTAACAGAACTATGGGGATAGCGCGTATTGGTAAAGGTGGAATAGATCCTGAAATAGCGATGATTCTTGAGCCATTTATCGGTATGTTTGATGAAGCAAACCCCCATGAAAGTGTAATGGCAATAGCTGATCTTCTGGCTGATATGGATAAAAACAATAAGGCAGAAAATGATGGAGCACCTATGACTCCAGAAGCTATTGTTGATGGGATTATTGAGTACATGAGCCAGTTAGATGTATTCCAAGGAGACCGAAACGCTTCTGATAAGTTAAACGATATTGGGCAATTAACAAGATTCAAGTTAGCTGCTTTACGATACTTTACTAAGAAGTATCCTGATATGCCTCTTGAGGAAGCTATTAATAAATGGGAGAGTATATCTATTGATAATGATGAGGAGTTTATGGCAATCCTCGAAGAGTCACCGGGAGTTAGAGATTCGATATTCAAAGGAATGGTAACTGAAGGAAGAATTAAGGGAGATACTCCAGAAGCTTTAGAGGCAGCTTTCAATGAGGTATCAGCAAAAGAGAAGTTTGATTGGCTGACAAAAAAGGAAAAGGAAGCCCAAGAGGCTTTTAGAAAGGCATCAGCATTTTCAATAAACTCTGTCCAACAGATGAAGACAAAGATTGCTGAGCTTAAAAAGGAAATTAATGAGGCTACTGGTCGTGAAACCGACGCTGATACTTCTGAGGAGAAAGAAGAATCATATAATATAGAAGCAATAACAAAAGCTGTTAAACAGTTTGACAAAGCCATGGCAGTGTTTGTCGAAAGACAGGATAATAAAAAACTAACGGAAGCTTTTAGAGTCTACCAGTCTGCCGAAACTCTCGAAGAAAAAACTAAAGCACTTGAAGGTATGGCCGAAGCTCTCGGATTTAAGGTATCAGACCTTATTGCAGAGCAGATCGATGTTGATGATCTTTATGATATTATTGTGGCTATTGAGGAAAAGCAGCGACAGGGCATTCCATTAAAGCATCCAGAAGAGCCTATACAGCTATTAGCAGCCGGATACCAAGCTAACGAACAGCTCACAGCTGCCGAGAAGGGAACTACCACAGTAGCAGAACCTACCGATGCCGTAGCTCCCGCAGAAGCTACCGCCAGTCAAGAAGGAGAACCTCCTACTGTTAGTGCTGAAGAAGGGGAAGGATTAACTATTCCAGACCAGATTAAAAGCCATCGTGCAGATCTTGACCAAGAGAAAGCGACAATTAAGAAGGCACGAGATGCTGCTACTGAAGCCGCTGAGGTCCGTAGATTTAATAAACTGTTGCGAAAGGCTGAGGAATTAGAGGCTGAATTACTTAAGGCTGAAGAGAATCTTGAGTATCTTTACAACGAAGACGAAGAAATTAAAGCACTTCATACGGAATTAATTGAGCTAAAGGAAAATCATCAGAAGCTGTTTGCGGAAGTAAAGCAAATCGTCGAAGAGTCTGGATTCGAAAGCGAAAGTGAATTACTCAATGCTCTCGCAAGAGAATTAACAAAGTGGACTGGTACTGAGTTGGATGTTCTGGCACAGATAGATACAGATAAAATCGCTGCTGATAAAAAGGTTATTAGGAAGTCAGAAGTTTCTGAAGAACTTTGGAATCTTTTAGTTAAGGCCGCAGATACTTTTACTGAAAAATCAATGAACAAGGAGGGAAAGAGAGAAAAATCCCGTCCTAAGAAAGTAAAGAAAGCCTTTGCAGAAGTTAAGGATAATCTAAGCAAAGGTGAGATCCACGTTAGTAGAGCTTTTGCCATCGCTCAACAGCTAAGCCTTAAGTTAAATGAAATCAAGAACTACGTAAACCATCAGCAGAATGCAGATCCTAAGATCAGAGAATCTAACAGCAAGATTGAAAAGAAGATACTCGAAATTCGAAGAAAGCAGGGAAGGCTTGCTAGGGATAGAGCTAGAGCACAAGGCATTGCTGATCTCCAATTGCAAACTATCGCAGACATTCTAGAATATAGGAAGCATCAGTTAGGAAGATTAGATGCTTATAAGGCTGCTTTTGAAGTCAAGAAAGAAGCGATGGAAGCCGCAGGTAAGACTGGCTTTACCGGAAGACAGCTGTCAGCTTATCTTCCTGATGGAGATATGAAGGAAGAAATTAAGGTACGAGAAGATGAGATTAGTTTAGATGAAGCCACAACGATTTTAGAAGAAGCCCACGAGAAACAAAGGAATTACATTCGAACCTTTAAGCCGGGATTCTTCCGAAACTTAGATCCAATGCATATCCACAACCATCCTTCTTTTGTCAGTAGCTGGAATATCAACGCTATTGGTGAACTGCCTAGACCTTCAAGGACAAACCAAGAAGCTATGGATGCTACTGAGGAAGGTAGAGAAGATGCCCTTATTGATGAAATCGAAGCTAAGGAACAAAGAGTAGCAGAGGACGCTCTTAGAGATACCTTGATGGAGATTGAAGATTTAGAAGCTAAGGTTGTAGCAGCCGAAGGAGATAACCGAGGCGGACGAATTACTAAGTGGCAAAAGAAGATTAAAACTTTACAGGATAGAGCAGATGCCTTACAAAGAGATCTGGAAGTAAAGGAAGTCCGATCTAAGGAAGATCAGATAGAAGCTCTAATTCGCTTCCACGCTGCTCTTGTTTCAATAAGATCGAGTCACTGGTACAAGACTCATGATGGCTTACCTCCGATTGCAATCGTAGATGCTGCGTTACCAGACTCAATCTTCGATACCAACCTTGTCGGTTGGTTTAGAGAGGCTATCAGAGATATTGAAGGTGCTGAGATATCCGCTGATAAATCTTCTGAGGCTCTAATGGCGATCTATGATACTTTAAGAGTAGATGTAGATGAAGTACTTAAGTTAGTATCCAGAGCATTGGCTAAGGCTGATTCCGATATTAAGAACATTACTACCGCAAGTCTTGAGGCTCTCACAAAGAAGCTTAATGATCCTCGCAACAAAGAATCAAAGTTTGGTCTGATTACTTCAGTAAATCTCGTGCGTCGATTACAAGCCGCTTCTAGAGCTGCTAATATAACTATGGCAGAAGCAAATGGTTTTGTTTTATATTATACCCAAGATGGCGGCTACGAGTTTGACTTTAGAACCGCAACAGGACAAGGTACTAGATTAGATACAGCTAGTGAAACTGAATTCCTTAGTGTTGTTAAGGAAGGGTTTATTCAAAGATTAAAAACCAAGCTGAAAAGAAAGAGTAACTGGCAGGGTGGAAAGCTCCACCAACATCTTGTCGATACATATAACATTAATCCCAATGAAACCCGTATCGAAGTATTCGGAGCTAGAATCTTTGACCAACTACAAAGAGAAGGTAAGGGCGTATCAAGGGAAGATATCATCAAGATGGGTAACGGAGAACTGAGTTACCAGCCAGCAGCATTCTTAGGTAAACAGCTTTTTGAGTTTATCTTAACCAGAGATGGCTTACAGCCTAGGAGAGCAAAAAGACAAAGGGACTATAGATCCTCTAGTACAGCTTCCATCTCGTCTATGATGAGTGATACTTCAGGCGAAAGCGAGAGTGTTCTCCCCTTCCTTGAGGGCGAGCTAAATATTATCGCACCTGAACCTCTTGAACGAATAGCCTTAATTCTTGAGGATGAGTATTTAAGGGAACGAATTAAGTTTGCTTTAGCTCCACATACTGATGCAGAGGGCAACATTACCGGATTAGAAACCGATGAAGAAGGATTCTTAACGGATGCTGTTGTTGCTGAGTATGAGAAAATGCGAACAGAAACCGAAGCTTTAGGGGACGATCCGCGACAAATCCACCCCGGACTTAAGCCGGGTGTTAGAGTTAGATCCTATATTCATAATGCAACTCTCCACGGAAAACTTCTTTCAAGAGAAGAATTGCAAGAAGCTTTGGTTGAGATGTTACTCGAACATTCTAAGGTTGGGTACTACTTTATTCATGATAACCGCTATACCTCTGGTAAGTGGAGATTCATGTACAGAGAAGATATCGGAACTGTAGAAGAGGGGGCTACGTTCGGAGATCCTACAGTAGTACCTATGTCGGGAATAGGCGCAGTCTTAGCTTTAGAGGAAATGCTTCCCCACCATGCTCCATTAACTGAAGCTGTAATTGAAGAGCAAATTAAGATAGAAAAAGAGTTCCAAGAATCACACCCAGACTTAGATCCCAATAGTGATGAGTACTGGAATGATCTTCTTAGCAGCCGAAGACAGAAGGATAGGAAGTTCAACGGATACTTTGTTACTAAGATTCTCGGTGCAAGTAGTGAGGAAATGAGAGCTGCTATAGTAAATATCCAGAATAGCGTCTTGAAGTCACATGTTCCAGATATGTATATTATGACTTCATTAGGTATGTGGCAGAACGCTAAAGATGGGAACTACTCAAATAGACTTGGAATGTTAGGCCCAGTCTTAGAACTTATGGAAACAAAAGGAATTACTACGGATCAAAAATATGAACAAGCTGTCCGTAAGGAAAACGAGTTCAAGGACTTAAGTGACGAGGATATTACAAAATTAAAAGCTCTAAGATTATTCCTTAAGAACCCTGTAATGACAAAGCTGTATGAAGCTGGTTTTAATTCCTTTAAAAATTATTACCAGAGTGAAGCGGACGGTATGACTGATATTTGGCCGGAGTTGGAAGCAGCGGGGCTAGTAACAGCCGAGCAAGCGAATCCAGAAAACTTTGTAGACGGTATACCGGAAGTTATGTACGAAATCGGTAAACTATTCTACGATAGCGATATCGCAGGTAAAGGCGGAGCTCTCTCTTTGGCCTTAGGATTAGAACAGCATAAGGCCGACGCAAAAGCTATCCTCAGAATGGATGAGAGATGGAATGAAGGTGGCTTGCAGCAATGGGGAGATATGGTCGAAGCTATGACCGGGACCAAGCTTGCTGACGATCACCAGCTTAGAAGGATAGATCATTTACGAGATCAGTTCTACTTAAACCTCACAATGATGGCGGAACGAAGAGGCCTTAAGGAAGGAACTAAGGAATATAATGATTTCTTTGCAATGCACAAGAGCAGAATTGATAAAGTGCTTGCTAAAATGGATAAGGCTGATCATAACCTACAGCCCGGTGAAGATATCACACCAGAACAAGAAGCTGAAATATTAGCCGATCTTTCTCCCGAACGAGCATGGAAAGAAAACAATTACTTCCTTGCCGTCAATATAATGAACTCTTCCGGGTATCAAGTGGCAACGGATATTATGAGGGCTCAAGCAATTGCTGCTGGTGTTTCTGGTTTCAGTGAAGATTGGTTAATGGGTCTACAAAACTATACTCTCTACCAAACCTTTATGCCGGGCGAAGAGAGTCATAGAACCTACCCAACTGATAGTTCTTTAAACCGACATCACCATACTATTGCATGGGGTAAAATTAATAGCAACCCAGACAGATTCCGGGCATGGGCAGAAGAAAATATTACTGCCTCAGATCTTGAAGCTGCTGCCGCAGGTGATTCAAATGTGATGGATAAGATATGGCAATATCTCGAAGAAACTAAAGATGAAGAAGAGTCAGCATTAGGATACTACTTATCCGTCGACAACGAAAACTATGTCGGCCCTAGAAACTCTATGAGTAAGGAAGAGTGGGAAGCTGCTCATGCTAAGGTGACAAAGAAGGTTAGAGACCTTATGATTCGAGATGAACTCATGGGCTTAGCTATGTATGATCGCTTGCCTCTCGCAGATTATACATCAGAAGATAATACCGCTATCTTTGAAGAGGCCATGCTTAAGAAGTGGAGCGATTCCTCGGCTAAGAATGGAGAAGCTTGGAGAGCGAGACACCGTGCTCAGAGTAGAATGAGTTTCCGGGAACGACAGAGATTATCGAAGGTCGGGCAGTTAATTGCTCCGGGTAAGGATAATCTTCCAGTCGCTACTAGAGGAACTACTGAACACAGTAGAAAGGCGTTGCTACATAATAGATCAACACCTTTAGTTGAACTAACAGATAACCCAAGAGGAGCCTTTGCTTGGCAACCTAAGATGGATCAGACATCCTATATGGGACTGGGCAACTTAGAGCTTCAGAGAAGACTGTTAGATCAAGAAGTTGAAGAAACATTTGGTCCTTTAAAAGAACTGCAAGCTGAGATAGATGCCGAACATGACCCCAACGCACTCCTTATTCCAGAGGAGCATCGGGGTCGAATCAAGCCATGGAGTAGAGAAGACCTTCCCCCAGCTCCACCACTGGCAGACCTAGATTTGTTAGACTCAATGTTAGGTATGCATTCTAACCCTGCCGTAAGACAGGCTGCTCTCATGGAAAGAGATCTTAAGGTGTGGATGAAAGAGAATGATATGGAACAATATATCGAAGGTCTTGAGCCTGAGAAATTAAAGGAGGTAGTCCCCTATCTCTATCTCATTATGAGAGTCGATGAGATTATTGCTGAGAATCTACACAAGGCTACAGCCCCCTTACGATATGGGGTAGAGAAGGAAGCTGGATACAAGGATAGAACGGAGAAGGAATTAGCAATCCACTCAGCAAATGTATTCAAGGGACAGCTAATGGAGCAGTTCCACCTAGCTCGAAACATTCGGCTCAAGGAGATTGATGGTCTTTCCTTAGAAACCAAGGGACATGAGATTGGAATTACTAGTGGTGATATGGCGAACATGACTGTTTGGCAAATCCTAACTTCAAAGTACGATCCAAATCACAAACCGTATGGACATTTACTTGATCCTACTTTATTAGATAAAGCTTTAGGTTTTGGTCTTGTTGCGAAAGAACATTTTGTTATTTCCCAAGGACTGAACCCAGAAGAAGGAATTGCATTCAAGGAAGGTGATACTGATGTATGGCCCTTAATCGTCCAGTCTCATGACTTCCAATCCTACTTGGCTGAAATCTTATGGGACAGTCATATCACTAAGGCAATTCAAAGGTTTAATGAAACTCATGATAATAAGTATGCTCATGTGCTAAAGCTGGAACGAGATCCTGAAGTACGGAAGGATGCGTGGAATAAGATTCACGGAGATGACCGAATTTCTATTATCAATATTGCACGCACTATAAAGGGAGAAAGTAATAATCCTCTCTTCGAAATGGAATTCTATACTACAGATGTTGAAGATAATCCGGATCTTGTAAAACTTATAGCCAAGGATCAATCGGCTGAGTCTAGCAGAGAAACTGAAGTTAATAAGTTTAGAAATGCCTTAGGCGGACCCTTCTCAATGCTCATTAGAGCTAGAAGAGTTGTACGGGGAGCCACAATTAAGTTTGGTCTTACGCCCGAAGGTGCAATGTTAATGTTAGCCGCTAATACAAACCAGTCTCTTCGTGAACGGCTGGAGCTAGCTTACCATACGAACAAAGCACTAGGGGTAAAGAAGGATGAAGCTGGACAATACCAACGAGTAGAGTCTGATGCACAGATCATCCAACAAGAGCATGGCTTTAATATGCGAGGTGCTGTCAACAAGTCAGTTATCGAAAGCGATGCTATGAAGATTATGCTCAATAGAATGACTCACGATATCTCAACAGAAGAAGCAGCTTCCGCCAGAAGAGCCAATGAATTAGATGAGGGATTGCACGTCCTTACAGACGATACGAGAAAGGTTGGAGCCGTGGCTCCTACTGTTGTAGACTGGACTGCGTATACCGCTATTGAGGGCCAACTTCCGTTTGACATTCAGGCTATGATGATGCCTTTACGGAATATTTTAGTTAGACTTAAGTCAACAGGAGTTGGGGATATTGGCTTAGTTAGTAAGGATGCAAACGCTGTCAAAATTATCGAAGACCTCTTACATCATGTGACCGCAGATAAAACCTCCAATATTACCCAAGTAGCTCTTATGACTGCTCTCTTGGTTAGAGATCCTAAGATGACTGCGACAGAAGCAATGGCAATTCTAGATATAGTAAGCACTAAAGATAATACTAATGAGTATATGCTGAAGAAAAACCAAGCTCAGGCGAACTGGAATCAAGCAGCTAAGAATCATAGAACAATTGTAAGACTGGTAAACTTACCGTCTACTGAATTCTTTAATACTTACTACTGGGAAGCTAAGAACTTTGTCGAAAGATTAGCTGCTGGAAAGATGACACTAAAGGAAGATTCCGAAGCATTCGAAGTATTTAGGCAAGGAGTCTATGCCGATGCTTCATTAAATCCAAATGAGTTAGCTATGTTAGAAAGCGAAGAAGGAATATTATCTTTACAAGCTGCCTTTGCCGCTGCATCTAAGGAGCAGACCGAAGCAGAGATACCTTTCTTTTCGGAAATTGAAAGAAGAAACGCTGACTACCGTAATCATGGAACATTTGTTAAGACCTATCCAGAACTCACTGATATCTCAGATAAAATTGAGAAGGCTCCGGCATTAACAGATTTACATAGAAGAATGTTAAGAGCTGTAGTAGCTAGAGTCTATGAGTACAACCCAGCAATTATTACTAACCTTGAGTTTACAATGGGAGGTATGAAAAACTTTGCAGAGAAACTCGAAGGTGGGAAATATAAACTAGGCTTAACCGTTGGTGATAGATCAGCAAGCAGGCTGGCCTATGCTTTAGCTCACGAATTTGCACACGTTGGATATACAAAGTTCATCGCAGAAAATAGTGGAGAAGCTAGTCAGTGGAGAGCTTTATTCCTGAAAGAAATGAGAAAGCCGAATCTCATTCGTAAGGTTGTAATAGCCGCACACGGAGGCGTAGAAACGCAAGCTGCTTTAGATGAGATTGCTTATTATATGAACCACAAAGATAAGAATGGCAATCCAGATCCTTCAGAATTCATGGCTGCATTAGCGGGCTACTACATGCTTCATGATTCACTTCCGCCAATCAAAGATCTTAATCAATCCGATAGCGAACTTTGGAGAAAGACTGATAGTTTGCTGGGCCGAATCATAAACTATATTCACCGAATGATGTCAAGAATCGCTAATGTATTTGTAGACTTTAAGAACGAAAGTCCCGACGAGTGGAAAGATGTTCAAGCTCTTATCGAAAGAACTATGGGCTACGGAGTCACTGAAAGCGAAGCTAATCTTATTAATAATCCCGCAACTGGCCCTATGTATCTATTAGACGAGTCTCCAGCCGAAGAAGCAGATCCTGTGGGTCTTGATTTAGATGAAAGACTTATCGCTATTCAGTCCGAACTTTCTGTCATTTCAGAAGAAAGAATGAAGCTTGAAGCTAAGATACATGTGGATACAGTAATAAACCAAGAAGAAGCTAGAGTAGAAGATGCAACTCGATTGGAAGAGTTAAATAGCAGAAGGATTGATAAAGAAGAAGAACTGGCAGGATTAGGTGGAAACATGATGGATCCTTATGGCCTCACCAAAGCTGAATACGCTTACTACATGTCTATCGTTAGAAAGGAGTTTATGGAGGGTGATGTTATTGATTTAGAGAAGTTAATATCTCAAGGAGAAAATAAGCAAGAAATACGAGCAGTGGCTTCATACATGACTCGAAAAATAGCCGCTCATTACGTAGGTAAAGACGGTAAGTTTATGCTTGAAGGAGATGAAGCTTTTGCTGCCATGCCTTGGTTTAATGCTGAGAAGAATAAACTTAGAGGCATAATGAATAAATTAGTCGTAGGTAGTACAGGTGCAGAGTATACTTGGAACTCTCCTTTCCAAGTTATTGTATTCTTAACTACATTAGTAGATAACTCAATGTCAACTTTAGCTGGACACTGGGGAAATCTGGAAGGCATTCCTAGTGTTGTGGGTGCTTTGAATCAGTACGAGCAAATCTCTACCAAAATTGCAGATGAGTTTATAACTATTGAAAATAAGATCACAGGCAGTTTAGAAACTCTAGTTAGATATGATCAGCTCTTTCCGGATTCCGATAGAGCTACTAAGCATAGACAAATTAGAGACAGTATTGCTAAGGAAATTATTAAGAAAATTGAGAACCCGGAATACCAGTACTCAACTGATGGGGCGATAGTTGGGGATCAAGAGATAATAGAACATGCTAATAATATTGTCCAGCTGTATACTGACATGGCTTCTGCTGTAATTGGGTTAGCTAAAGACGAGGAATATGTCGGAACCGAATTTAGTGATTTAGTACCTCTTAGATTTGCGACTGGTAAATTCACAACACCAGAAACAAGCGGTGCCCTACAATCATTAGGGCAAGCTTTAACCGAACATATTCTTAACTCTATGACAGCTAGACGAACAGGTGGAAAGCTTGATCCCTTTACAATGTATGCGGCTGGATTATTGCCCAGTATAGCCGATGCTGATGAGGGATTAAAAATGTTACGGGCTTTAGATACCGAAGAAACTAGAGGACTGTTTTCTCAAATTATCTTTACAGCAGAGGCAACAACACAACTTGCTGGAGCAAACTTAGACGATCTAGACTTTAAAGAGATTATGCAAAACCTGAAGAATACTCCAGCAGGAGATATTGCTCTAAACCAATGGAGAGGTATACTTTTCCAAGGAGACGCAGTCGATAGAAATGGGGAGTTTAGAATTGGTACTCAAAAAATATACCACGAGAAGATTATCCCAGCCGTCATTGCCACAATGAAGCGTATGAATTCCGCAAACCCAGAACGAGGGACAATGAGAGAATTCGGAATAGATCGCTATGATGCTGTTAGAGCTAGATATGCAGCAGCGGTAACCTCGACAGAAACTGTACATGCAAGAAGAATTGCTGAATTGAATGATCAGAAGCTTATTGATGCAGGTTTAATACAGAGCACTGAAGGACTTCCTAATTTTGGCAAGCCAGTACGTGGTATAGATTTGCATGTGAGAAACATGATTGCAGGAGCAGGTAAGAATGTATTCTTCAGAAACTCATGGACTATTCCTCGGGTAAGCGAGCTTATGGAAGTTGAGAACGTGGGAGACTTATTAGTCTACTCACCAGCTGCATTAGCTGATGGTATGATGAAGAGCTTAGGACAGAACACAGTAATGAGTAGCTTCTTAAAGCAGACTCTTGGAGTCACAGTAAAAGGACGTTTAGAAGCACAAGGGCAGAAAACACCAGTTCATGCTCTGCTTAATATTTTCGGTCGAGCTTTTGCTGAAGGCGAGAACTACAACCAAGACCAAACTAGAATTGGTTACGAAGATAATAAGAAACTTGAAAAGAGTATTGAGACATTAAAAGAAAAACTTGATGTCATTCTTGGTAAAAACTCTTCTGCCCTGAATCCTGATGAAGGACTGAACATGTTTGCAAAGTATGCACCAGATGCTGTTCGGATGGTCTACGGTACAAACCTTATGATGGCAACCATGGTAGTTGAGAACTCTATGAATATGGTTGATCAAATCTTTGGACGGGGGCAGATCGGAGACTTTGTAATGGCTGCCACCGCTCCGCTTGCAAAAATGTTTGGATCTAAGAACAACGATCTAAAACGAGTTGCTGGCGACATGGCTGAAATCATGCGAGTCTTTAGTCAAGGATTCATCCCGGACTATATGAGGCCCGGCCAAGAAGCTAGAAATTCTTTCTGGAAAAGATTGCCTCAGTGGCTTGGTGAACGGAACATGCACATGGCAGCCCAAGTACACGAAATGATTGCAGGCACGAGATCTGTGATCTTCCGTAGATGGATCACAAGCAATCTAAACAACGGAAAGCTACAAACCTTAGTCAATAATATTAGAGCTGCTGATATTAAACCTACTGATCTAAAAGGTTTAGTCAAGGAAATGAAGAGAGCACGCTTAGATGTGCCTGATCACAATATCGTAGCTTATATGATGAACGAAGGAATATTCGATAGCGATGCGGATATGGCCCGTCTACAGGAACTCATTGGAAACGGAGAAGATGGAGTCTACCGCAACCTAGATAACTTACTGATGGCTGGAGGATTTGACGGATCTAATGAAGCGGAAGTTAGAGCTTATCGAAATGATATCAGACTTCTTGGCGGTCTAAAGAGAGCCGAGAAAAGGTTCATCGAAGATGTCTTAATTTCACCCAACCCATTTGATATTAACACGACTAATGAAACGTGGAATAAGATGATCGAGATCTTCCGTCGATACCCGGTCCTCTTTGCTGCTCAGCAGATGGCTAGAAGAAGCAAGAGGTTCTCCACAAAGAGAACAGTCATGCACTTAACAGCTTATGCTCTGTTTGATATGATATATATGAACCTTCTTCTTCTTGCCGCGGGATATAGTCCTGAGGATCTACAGGAGAGATGGAAGGAGGATCCTGTCTTAACAGCGATACAGACTATTACTAGATTGCCCCACTTCGGTAGATACATTGGTGTTCTTTCTGAAGCTATGATGATAATGGCTGGAGAAGGATTTGGAAGAAATCCCATGGGCATCATTTCTCTCAGTGCCGCTACTAGCTGGGGAAGCCAAATATACAAAGCAGGCGAAGCAGCCCTGTCTGATGAGAAAGATCTGGATCCCCATGTCCCAGTTATGATCATGAGAGTCTTGCCCTTTATAGGAGCTTGGACAAGAGCCGGATGGTTTACGATCATGGGAGCTGACTATCAGAAGCCCCAGAGAGGAACCGGAGGGGGAGGCTCAAACGGAGCTATCTCATATGGTTCCCATGCCGAGACCTCGAATATGGCTGACTATGACTTTATTACAAGGGAGATGCTTATAGAGTCTGGAATGTATGATCCCAGAGATCCTGACCTATATTTCAACCTTCCCCCAGAGATGCAGAAAGCAATCCGAGATTCAGCGACTGAGCAGGCTATGCAGCATCAGGCTCTCAGAGGCCCACAGAGCCCCGCACAGCCCGCCGGAGGTATTCAAGTACCCCAGCAAGCCCCGGCTGACAGAAGCCCTGTACGGGCTCCTCAGGACGCTATAGAGCAAATCAGAGGAATGAGCCCAGAAGAGGCACCTATTGAGGCACTAAAGTAAAGGGAGAATGCCGATGGAACCAAATGAATGCCCCGTATGCAGGGATAGCGAAATCAAGAAACTTCGTGAAGACCTGCACAAATGCCAAAAGAGCAATCGAGCCAAAGAGCAGACACTGAAGAAGCTGAACAAGAAAGTATTCATTGGGACACTGGTGGGAGTAGCCATCCTCGCTATCTTTGGGAAAGAGGCGTTGGATTCCATCAGTGAAGCATTGAAATCCGTACAAGGCTTTGGATCCCAGTTCGGCAAACGAGATCCTGTTATTTTGCCAGCACCGGGTACCTTAGGGTTATTAGCCATCGCCGCTATCGTAAGCAGACCGAGGAGGAAACGAAAATCGACTTAGGGGTCGCGAATTTGTCTGGGGCGTAGTAGTACACAGAGAGTGTGCTTCCCCCCCTTACCCCCCTATGCTTAAAGGAGCATACCATGCTTTACATCGCCCTTTGCACGGCACTTGTTATCCTTAGTGGATATGTGATCCGCCTGACATTGACTCTTAAGCGGGCACAAAAGACCTGTAACCTGATGGCTACTGAACTCAGGCGACTGGACTATGAGTTCGGTGAGTTCATCTATAACTACCCTAACCCCCAACGACGCTCTAGAAAGGAGCAACCCCGTGACTGATCCCATTACCAAAGCCGACCGTCTCTGTATCATGCTTGCTCAAGCGGCGTACCACCTCGAAGTGAATACGCCAGCACATCTCAAGATGGACAATTCCGAAGTCAAGCTGTTAATTGAGCGTCTCCACGCGGAGTATGATCGAATCCATAATCTTACTAGCAAAGAGGAAAAGAAATGAGTCGAAACTCCCGCAAGGGAGTCTGTCGTGATTGGTCCCACGGCACTGATGAGACAGACCAAACTTCTAAGGAGGAATAGCAATGATTAGCTATTTCATACTCGGTGCAGCCACTATCATCCCGTTCATCGGTTTGATTTTGATTGCAAGGGCGCTCGGTACTAACTACAAGTACCGGGATCTTGATACAAAGGATGAGCCTCTGGTCATCCTTAAACAGGGCGATGAGAAGATCATCATTCGCCCCAGCGACCTGAAGGATCAGGTTGATGTGCAGTGCTTCTGCAAGCCGGGGCTGATGTGTGAGCCCTGCTTCACCAAGAAGCAGAACGAAGAGCGCATCGAAAGAGAGAGCCTGGACGAGCTCGATAGGCTGGAAGCTATCATGGAAGAGCGTATTCGACGGGAACAAGAGTTCCCGCATCAGCGCGAAGATAGCTTCTACGGATGATCTTCTCCTCCACCCACCCAAGGCTTAACGGTCTTGGGTGGGCTTTGTTCTTTTCCAAGAGCCAGCTAGAGGCCGTAATTCTAGCATGCGCTTGTGTCTGCATGGCCTTCATCGGTCTTGCAGGCCTCATCGCAGGGATGCTGTTCCTTGAGAACGGCGCACCGGAAGATATGCTTCCGGCCCTGATCCTCGTGACGGTCGGTCTCTGCGTGCTGGCATTCGCCACACACAGCTGGCTCGACAGGATCAAGGAGTTCGCAAAAGAGGCGTGCTCTCCCGAGTACACCTGCAAGCATTGTGGCAACACAATGACAAAGCAGGAGTGCCGGGACATGTCGGTGGATGAGTCGGATACTCCGGCCTACCTCGCGTGTGCCGCCTGCCTTCGTGAAATCACGGAGGAAATGGAGAGGGACGCAGAAGGCGATCCCTCCTGCTGACCCCAACCCACCCAAGGCTTAACGGTCTTGGGTGGGATTCTAATCCGTCGCCGTTTGTTTAACGGCAGACGGCGGCTTTCTACCGCTTCGCGGCGGTAGCCCTCACTCACGGAAGAGTTTAGCGGGCCGTGGTGGACTAGCGAAGACCTAAGAGTGTCAGCTTCCACTATCACTATTTTATCTCTAAAGGTTGTCGGCAACCTTCAATGCCGTCTTTCTCTAAGGAGAGGTGTACCATGAAGAAGTTCTTCATTGTCGACCTCGCAGCTCGTGTCCTTGAACGGTTTGTGGAACCGATCAAGCAGATGATGTGGCAGGGCCGCATCGCAGCGGACGTTATCGACCGCTTGCGCATCCCTGTGTACAACATGTGCAAGGACCAACTCACCAACGAAGACCCCAACACCAACATGAAGGTGTGCGAGAAGGCCGTGTACCGTGCCTTCATTCTCTGCACACGCATGGCGGAACTGAAGGGCTTCACAACCCGTGAATGCACAGCCTACCCGGCTGGTAGCATTGACCTTACGCAGTACCCGTTCGTGCCGAGTATCTCTCGTCGTGACATAGACATCCCGCAAGCAGTCATGGATGTATGGCAGCACCAGAGCAATCAGGTGTACGCCATGAACAACTACTCTGCGGAGTTCTTCGACACGCTGATTGGGTCGAGCCTAATGGAGACGGAGAAGTACGATCTCCTCCTCTCACGGTTCATGCCCATGTTCTACGAGCCCGCTACCAAGCTGGGTGAGTACAGCATCCCCACCAACTTCGGGTGCTGGCGCTGGCGTGGCATGCAGGACACGAACGGTGGCATGGGAGGATTCCAAGGCGGCGATGTCGCCAAGGGAACCTGCTGGTCCGCCACTGCGTTGCCCATCGAAGGCGAGGCCGTGAAGCCTTGGCTGTTCTGCCTCAAGAAGGGCTACGGCGTTACGCCCAAGAACTGGGAAGAGATCCTTGCTGATCCCGACCCACACAAGACCCACGGACACAAGGCTGTCATGGGTGCCCTCGCGATGAAGGAATGGAAGGAGACTGGCAAGTCCTCCTTCTTGATCGGTTTGGATATGATCACGTCCCTGTTGATGATGACCGCCATCCTGACCGGGAACCGTTCCCTCGCCAAGAAGGTGGGCCTGTTCACTCCCGGTCGCCCTTGGGATGATGGCTGGAAGGGTACCGACCCATGGAACCCTGTCCAGCACGCCCTTTGCTCGATGGACCCGGCCCTGTTCGGGTGGGATCCCAACGACCCGCGCATCCGTAAGTACACCAAGGGTGGCGGAACCGCGTGGGGCTTCAGTGCGCAGTCGGCCACTATCGCGTGGCAGCTGCTCAGCCTCGACAAGGACCGCGACCTCGCTCGCCTTGATGACTCAGATGGCTGGGGCATGGAGGAACAGCGAGAGCGTGTGTCGTGGCCTGAAGTGCTTCACCGTGTCAAGTACGACGAGGACTCAATCGAGGATCAACTCCGTCAGGCCAAGAAGCATGCACGGCACCTCGTGAAAGCCCTCACTCGTCAGCTGCCTGAGATGGCTGCTTTCAACGCCCAGCGACTCACGCTCATGCGTCACCGCTGGGCTGACGGTTCGGGACAGGCCCGTGGGAATGGTCCGCTTTGCGACCTCCCCTCATGGACGCTGCCTGATGGTGCGGAAATCACGGTTGAGCCGTGGTCCCGCAGCAAGTACAAGACGCATCCCCTCACCGTCAAGGTGGACGGGGTGACTCACAGTACTACTGTCAGCAACCTCGACTATAACCCCGAGCCTAACCTCAGCACCGCTGAGGTACACGGCTGGGAAGCTTGGGCAATGCGTGAGTTCATCCGCCGCTTCTCGATGGCGATGGCGAACCTTGGACTTACCGTATCAGATGTCTTCGATGCCGTTTACATTCCCGGATGTTTCATCGGCCTCGCTATGAAGCTCTGGACCGAGATCCTTATCGAGATGGCTCATCACCTCGATCAGTTTGGTAGCCCTGCGCAGCAGCTTGCTGAGGCTATGGGCTCTCACTTCCCGAAGCGTCAGTTCAAGGCTGAGGACATCAACCCGATGTGCTCGGTCATGAATGCCTGACCACTATCACCTCGTTCCCCTGTCCCCTCTTCGGAGGGGCGGGGGGACACAACTTGGAGAACCCCAATGCGCAAGCACGGTTCCACCGCTCGTGACGATATTGTTTGGACGCTCCGACTCGGCTTCGATGCCAGTCAGACGCTCAAAGGATACGTCCTCATCATGACCAACAACGACAGCCGCAGCATCCGCGTCATCCCGCACGGCTCGCCTCTCGATGGTGGTTCCACCTACACCGGCAAGATGACTCGTCTGGACATTGACGGTGCTATCGTCGACAAGCCTAACCTCGCTGCCGATGGTACCCGTCTCTCCTTCAAGGACATCCTGCAATCCGCAGGCATCTCGCAACTCGCGCGATGCACTGCCATCGATGCCAAGCACATCAATGGCAACCTGAAGGAGCTGTTCTTCAGTGAGTGGGAAATCCAGCCGGATGACAACGGCTATCATGTCGTGGCTCGTGGTCACAACAACGTCCTTTGGCCCGATACCGAAGATGGAGCGGAACGCCACTTCCAAATGGACGGGCCTTCCCATCCCTCGACGGACGGTGCCAAGAAGGCGTGGTTCAACAAGTGGAACCTCCACTTCGGAGGATACCGCACCACTGACGGACGCATCACCGGCGGCGTGTTCAACCTCAACCGGCCCAAGGCGAAAGCTCAGGTCGAGAACGCAAACGCGACAGACGCACTGCTAGACAGCGCGTTCTGAACGCCCAACCACGGCTAGAGTGGGAGTCCCTTCCTTCGGGGAGGGGCTCTCCTCCCGTGTCTTACGACCTAAGGCACGAGAGGAGAGCTTCCCAGCTCTTTTTTTTATACATCTACTCGTAGATCAGGGTGGACTGCCTTGGAAGAAGGCCTTCGGCCAGTAGTTATACATTAGTAAGCAGTAGATGCCACTATCACAGTGTCGAGTGAGTACTTGTAAGTCTTGAGTATCCCTTGTGTTATGTGAGGAGTTCCCTAAAGTTGGGGCTAATAGGTATATACCTAGGATGTTCTCGGCTAAAGACGGTGGTAGAGTAATAAATAATATATATCAGTTAGGTTGTACACCTAAGTACCTAGGTACTCCTTTATTATATACAAACATAAGAGGCCTTCGGCCAACTCTATGGTCCCACGGGGTGACCTTCGGCCACCGCGAGGGACGACATAGCGACACGCTACGGGGGGAGGGGCGGTGGGTGTGCTAACGTACGCAGTGTATGTTAGGATCCATCTGCTCTTTTCCCGTAGGGGCGTAACGAAAGGACTTGTGTCATGAACAAGTTTCAGAAGCGAGCGGCACGCAACCGCTCAATGGGTGCCACCGTCAACCAGACGAGCGCACGGAACAACTTCAGGGTTGCCTACCAGACCTCGAAGGATCCCGCGAAGGCTGAACGAGCCGAGCAGGTAGCCCTCAAGGCTGGATGCACTCAGGAAGAGCTCGATGCCATCACTGATGAGGTCGACGCTCAGGACGCTGGCTGACCCCAGCAAAACCCACGGAGACGTGGCGTGTGGTCCACTACAGAAGGACACACGCCCGTCCCTTGGGCACACCCGTATATTCACTATGCGTGTGTGTCCAAGGGATGCTGCTACAGTTTGTACGCAAGCTGTAGCCTCCCGACCGTACTGCCGGTAGCAGTCACCCCCACAGCAAGGGTCATCTCACCAGCTGGCTGTGGATGCATGGGTGGATTAGATCGAATGGGAAGGACTCACCCTCCGTGGTGGGCCAAACTAACTGGGCGTAACATATGTGCACCTCTGATTACGTCAATCAAAGCTAGGCAGTCGCGGATCTGCCCGTGGACTTGGTATACCAAGGAAGCAATCAAAACATGGGGCAGTGGCACTGCCTACCGAAATCAATAGGTACAGACGTTGAGCAACGCTCCATCTGTACCTATAACAGCACTTAAGTAGGTGGACCATATCCGCTCGATGTAAGTTATTGGCGGTAACGCTCATGCCACTGCACGGTCGCTCCGTGCGGAGATGCAGTATTCTGCACCCCAGAGATATGGAACTTAGTAACCTAGAAATGTGGGTAATAGAGTAGAAACAGCCCCACTCAGGGTAATCCCTGATCGTCTAAGCGTAGGACGCTAGGTCCACCGACCTTTTCTGTGCCTAAGGGATATCAGAGATATGAGAAATGTACGATCATACATGGATCATAGTTGTGACTGAATATACCTTGGATTGCTAGGAGGTAAAGGTGTTGCAAAGCAACGTGAGCACCCAGCTAGGGCGGATCAATGCGGAGCAGCAGTCAAGCGGCAAGTTGAATACCAACTTACCAGCAAGCATGGCTTGTCGTTATGGCTTATGGGAATAGTTTACCCATCGACCTTGGCTCTGGTATCCCTTAGATACAGAGGAGATACACATGGATATGCGTGTACTGATTGACGTTGAGTACGGTAGGGAGCTGTACTTCTGGGACATTGATGTGATCAACGACCAAGAGCTCATCGATATCTTTGAAGCACACAAACCTACCACATGTTTGGACGAGGTATCTGTGCTTCCGGGCAAGCTTACGCTACTGCCCTCGGAGCCTACAATTCCTTACGATTATCATGCTCACTGGCATGAGGCTGATGATAGTTCCATCA